ATGGTTGCACGAGAAAGAGTTTCTGCTTCAGAAAGTTTGCGGGAGTTCCTAGCCGGAGATAGGTTTGCCACAGTAATGGCCGATCCGCCTTGGCGCTTTACCAACCGCACGGGAAAAGTTGCGCCCGAGCACAAGCGATTGGCACGTTATCCGACGATGACGATCGAGGAAATTTGTAACTTGCCCGTTGCAGAATGCCTTAAGCCAACTGCCCACTGTTATTTGTGGGTGCCAAACGCGCTGCTACCGGAAGGGCTTGCCGTGTTGAAGGCGTGGGGATTTGAATATAAGTCAAATATCGTTTGGCATAAGATCAGAAAAGACGGTGGATCCGACGGTAGGGGTGTCGGTTTTTACTTTCGTAATGTCACTGAGTTGCTTTTGTTTGGAACTAGAGGAAAGAATGCTAGGACTCTTGATCTAGGGAGAACCCAAGTAAATCTCATTGCAACGAGAAAGCGTGAGCATTCGCGCAAGCCAGATGAGCAATATGACCTTATTGAGGGATGCTCTCCCGGCCCATACTTGGAATTGTTTGGGCGCGGTGTACGTAAGAACTGGGCCGTATGGGGAAACCAAGCTGACGCAGATTATAAGCCCACTTGGAAAACTTACAGTTACAATTCTTCAGCTATAGCTGCGGAGTAATTCTTTGTCAGATGATTTTGATGATGATGACGATTTTGAGGTCATCAAAGATGATGTTTCTCACGGTAAGGTTGCCGACAATCCTGCTCTTTATCAGGATTTAATTCCCGACGGGATTCGCACAAAGTTTGAAATCTTTAGCTATCGCGGCGCGGCAGCTGTGTTGGCGCAAAGTTTTCCCAAGCAGTTTCGCGAGATCGTTGATGCTCTGGAAAAGTTTGAAATTACAACGACGATGATTCGGACGCCTGGTGGCAGTAAGGGGCCGATTGCCAAATACGTTGATACGTTATTCAGTGATTCTTGGCAGGAAACACGCATTTCAGCCGACCTTCACGTCCAGCTTCACCACGCCAAACAGAATATCCTTCTAAGCGAATATGTCCGTGAGGGCTTCCTTGATGGTCATAGGATCGATTTCTTGAATGGCAAGGTAGCTGTTGATCTTGAATGGAATAGTAAGGATCAAACCTATGATCGGGACCTCTATGCCTTCTCGGCATTTCATGAGGCTGGAGCCATCGACGTTGGCGTCCTGATTACCCGTGGAAGCAGCCTTGACAACGCTTTCTTTCGATCTTTAGGCAAAGTTCTGAAGAAAGATGGTACGGATGGAGAATCCGAGGTTTATAAGAAGTTCGGCGCATCCACAACTTGGATGGGTAAGTTACTCTATCGGCTTGACGCTGGACGTAATGGTGGGTGCCCCGTTCTTGCCATAGGAATCACTCCGCAATGCGTGAAGAGCGAATAGTCGGCGCCTTAGAAGGTTAGGAACGAAAATCTTTGTTTCTTTCCTATCGGTGAAACTGCTTATATTCACGCAAAGCCGCGGCGCGACGTTCATCCAAATATTGGGCCAAATCATCCAGATAAACGCCTTTTGCAGCCTTTTGACTTTCTTCGATTCGAACGAGCGGGATTTTGATATCGCCGCTCGTTACCTTCCGTACAAACTTCTCTGGTGTAAGGTGAGGGAAATAATCCCGGCAGAGATCCTCAACCGGAATGATCGCTTTGCCGCTGTACTGAGCCATGAGTAGGAATGACGTATTCATGACTTCTCTCTCTCCGATGCGGGGGCTCAACTCGTAGGACTTGCCGGTCATATCAGCCCCGCAATCTGCAGGCCGAGAACGACGCCAGCGGCAAAGCAACATCCGAAAACCGCTAGCATGACGCGGAACGTCGTTTCGCGGTCCTCAACCCTGTAGTTTGCAGGCATGGAAAAACCTGCCTCGGTTCGGAACTGGATCTCGTCACGCATGGCTGTCGATCCTCTTGATGGACCGACGGCGGGCAAGGGCTGCTGCGCGGTGGCCGAGCTTCGCAACCACTTCGCGGGAAAAGCCGTGGTTCTCCAGCGTTTCCGGCGTGACGTTTTCACCTGCGAACGCCATTTCGCGCATCTTGTCGGCGAGGCGGCTTTCCACGCTGCTGATGCAGGATTTGTGAGTAACGAGCTGCATTTTCGTTTGAAACTGGATCATCTTCTTTCTTCCTTCAGACATCTGATGGGATCAGATTGTGGAATGAAAGAAAGCACTGCTTTAAACGAATTGCAAGCGATACTTTAAAATCATGAAAGCGAGAATCGATTCGACAACGCGAAAAAAAGAATCAATAGTGAGAACAAAATTAGAACAGGGTGGTTTGTGGAATGTCTTGTGTGCAGGAGCCAACTGTAGGATCTACGTCGGTTATTGAGATTGAATGCGCTGATTGCGGTCGAATCCGCTGGCTTAAGCCCCATGATTTGTACCGATCGCGGTCTAGGGTGACGCCTCAGACGACCATACGGCAGCTAGGTCTGAAGCTGTTTTGCACTGGTTGTAGGGATGAGGGGATGCTTGGGCGCAACATAATTCTAAGTCCGAGGTTCTTGTCCTCACATGCTCGGATTTATGCTGATGCGTATATGATCAATAGCCGAGAAGCTCGCGCGTAGGTATTACGCGCCACATGTTTTTGATGGCATACGGATCGAATATCAGCTCTTTAGCAGGATTGTATTGCTTGCATACGATCTCGGTTTTCGAGCGTTTAACCAAGCGCTTGATGTAGGCCTTTCCGACGGTTTCGCCTTCTGCCGGAAAGGTTTCAATGACAACGTCGTCGCCCGCAACAGCGTCGCGGCCGCCACAATACAGCAGTTCTCCCGGTTCATATCGCGGCTCCATGCTGTCGCTAAGCACGTGAAGCGCAAAGACTTTTCTCAAATGAGCTATGCCTGCCGGTCGCCGAGCATACCCGGCTACCTCTCCGTTTAATGTGAAATCGCCGTCATCGCCGCCGACGGCAACGCCCAGTATCTCAACATCAAGCGGGCCCGTATCGATATGTGTCATATCGGATACAATTTCCGCGTCCGAAACACCGTCTTGATTCGACAGATACCGAACGTTGCCCTTGCTCAGGGCAATTGGGTCAATGTCTAGGAAAGCCGCAACAGCCTGCAGATTCTCCATCGACATGACGTTGGCACCACGCTCCCAATTGCCAACTGCGCCCGTACTGACGCCTGCGGCTTCCGCTATGTCACGCATAACGAGGCCGCGCTGTTTTCTTGCGGTTCGTAGGGCCAAGCCGATTTTTTGCGGTAATTGCGTCTCATCCATAATTGGATGTGACTCAATGTGGATAAATTCGTCCATTTAAGTATCCCTTGCTTTTAAATGAAAGCTATGCTTTAAAATCGCGCATGGCTGATAGAGACGAAATGCATATGGCCCTTGAGGCCGCTAAAGATCGGGCAAAAGGTGCTAGTTCCTTGGCGCGTTCGCTTTGCATCACGCCTCAGGCAGTGAACCAATGGTTCGTTGTGCCGCCTGAGCGAGTCCTTGATGTGGAGCGCTTGACAGGAGTTTCCCGTCATCTTCTTCGACCTGATGTCTTCGGAAAGCCACAAACTTCGCCCGTCGGTTCCTTTGCGGGTGAGGCTGGAGCGTCGTCGCCCCCCGCTAACCCCAGTGGCGCTCCAGCCATTTCTGAGCAGGGTGGAGAAGCGGTATCTCATCGGGTTCATACCCCGAAGAACGCGGGTTCGATTCCCGCCCCTGCAACCAGTTTCCCATCGCCTGAAGTCCTCCCATCGGGCGAAACAGGGGCGCGGCGTCTGAACAAGGCATGCCGCGCCCCAAACTCTCATGGGGAGGTTGCATGAAGAAATATCGATGCTGGCGCGGTGGTCCATGACTGATCGTTCCTAAAGCCGTTTTGACGGTCTGAAACTCTCATTTGCTGACAATTCCCACAATGGGAAACGGCGCCGGGTTTTCCCGGCGCGGGAAGCTTTTTGCATTTTAAGGGCAAGCCCATGACACAGATTTCCGACGCATGGTTTTACCGCCTCAAGGCTGCGCAGCGTGACCTGATCAAGCAATGCGGCGGTATTGAGCGTTCTGCCGACATTTCATCGTTTGGCAAAAGCACGGTCGGGCGCTGGAACAACGCGACCGATGCCGAGCTGATGCCGTTGACAGCAGTTCTCCTGCTTGAAGCCGAGTGCGGCACGCCACTTGTTACCACTGTGATGGCCGAATTGAACGGTCGTCGTCTCGCCGACCCTGATGATCTGGGGCAGGGCACAGGTAACATTCTCTCGCGTTATGCCGAAGCCGTTCGTCAGTCAGGTGAATTGATGGCTGTCGGCGCGCAGGCGTTCGCCGACGGCAAGGTTACACCTGCTGAAGCTACTCAGCTGGATCGTGTCGCATCGGACGTAGAGCGCTCGATTGCCGAATTCCGTCGCATACTCGCCGGAGCGCGTTCCGAAGGTTTGCGAGTTGTCGATTGATGTTCGGACGCAAACCATCGGTCATCATTCTTGATGAGCTTCTGACCGGCGAAACGCGCTGGCGTCACGTTGGCGGCCGCTACGACTGTGAGTGGTCTCGCGATTTTCTTTCCCGCTTTCCAGATCGAGCCGACCGCATTGCACGTCGGACTGTCGAGGCGGGTTCACCTCTCACCAAAAAGCAAAACCTAATCGTCACAGGAGGACTTCAATGAGCAGGGTTATGCGCAATTTCCGGGAAATGCTCGGACTGCTTTCGCGTGGCGATTTCACGCGCAAGTGCGATGAAGAAATGGAAAAGATCGTCCAGGCACTGGAGGAAATGCCCGGCGACAAGGGCAAGGCCACGCTGACCCTGACAATCGATTTCAATTACGAGCTGGGCCGTGTCGATATTGATCCGAAGATCAAGATCAAGCTGCCTGAGACCGCCAAATTCATGAAAACGCCGTTCTGGACGCATGACGGCGCTCTCACGCTCGAACACCCCAACCAGATCAACATGTTCCCTCGCGACGTCACCGGTGACCGTGACGCCGCCGAAGGCTGATCGTTTCTTAAATCGGAGAAAAATCCATGGATGAGAATAAAGAAGTTACCGGCCTTGATGCGGCTATCCGCACGCTGACGGATCTGTCGAATAAGGCCAGCGAGCCTGCAATCATCAACGTTCCCACCAATGGTCTGGCAAAGGGGCTGGCGGCATCGGTTCCGTTGGCGTTTGACCGCAACTCCCAGTGTTTCGAGTCAGTCAAGGAGTTGCTGGAAGAACACCGCATTGCTCCGGAGCGCCGCAGCGGAACCGCACGCACTGACACGCTCGCCAGCTTCATTGACCTCATCAACCGTCATAAGGATGACGGATCGGTGATTTTCGGCAAGGCGCGTTGGCCGGAGCCGAAGCTGACCGGGATCATGAATTATCATGACCTCGATAATGAAGCTCGCTTTTCCGACCATCGTATCGAGTATGCGTTTCCTCTCACTGATGAGTTCAAGGCGTGGGTCGACGCCAATAAAAAGGGCATGGAACAAGCCGACTTCGCCGCCTTCATTGAAGAGCATGCGCAGGAAGTGGCATCGCCGACGGACGGCGAAAAGGCCGAATATGAACGGTTCTTCAACGAAAAAATCGCAACTCCTTCAGAACTGATCATGCTTTCGCGCCATCTGGAAGTGTTCGTAAGTGCGACGGTCAAACAGGGTGTTCGACTGCAGACCGGAGAACGCACGGTCGAGTTCCGGGAAGAGCACCAGAACGCCAAGGGCGAAGCCGTCGTTATTCCGGGCATCTTCATTGTTTCTGTCCCGGCTTTCGTCGACGGCGAAAAGGTACGCATCCCGACGCGGCTGCGATATCGCATCAAGGGCGGCGATATCGTCTGGTTCTATGATCTGTATCGTTGGGAAACTGTTCTCCGCGAGCAGGTCCAGCGTGATCTGATCGAAGCGGCCAAGCGGACAGGCCTGCCGCATTTCGAAGGTTCGGCAGAGCGCTGATGTTTTACGCTTCCTCTCGCCGAACAGAAAGCAATCCGCGCACCGCTGCAGCGATCCGCGCGCAGCGCTTGCGCGAGCAGGAAGCGCGTCAACAATCCGGGATGGCGACAACGTCGACCCGGATTGAGGTCAAGCCGGTCGCTGTTGTGATGCCAGCGCCGGTTTCGTCAGTTTCTAAGCCGGTGGCCCCGCCGGTTTCGAATTTCGTCGTTGCCCAGAACGTTCGTCGGAAATGGCGCCAGTTTCTCCAAGCGGTCTCCAGTGAAGCACTGCCGGTGGAGATCGGCGTTTACCGCGCTGATTTCCAGACAATCGTATCGCGAATTTGCCGCGTTTTTGGCGTGACGCCGCGTGATGTGGTGTCCGCGTCCTGCCGCCATGATCTCATCATGCCGCGCCAAGCCATCTACTACTGGGCTTATCGCCTGACACCACTCAGCTGTCAGGGCATTGGCGCAAAGCTTGGCAATCGGGACCACTCGACAGTGCTTTACGGCGTGAAAACCTACCGGAAGAAACGGGCGCGCGTGGGGCGGCATCTGCGAGCTGGAAGGCGCAAGCCATGAACAGCGGCAAATCACTTCGAGAAAATCTCTGGATCATCATTGCCGCTTTGCTGGTCGAAGCGCCGTTCGCCGCGTTCACAGCTTACATAATTTTCTGCGCAGGAGGGTGTTGATATGTCCGATTATGATCCTGCCGACGATTCCCGCAAATCCTATGACGTCGCAATCGCCGCCAAGCGCGAGCGCGGTGACACGCATTGGCCGGAGCGTCTGCCATACCGTCGCAAGGAAACCATCGGCAATTGCACCCTCTATCTGGGGGATTGTTTCGAGATCCTGCCGACGCTCGGCAAGATTGATGCGGTCGTGACGGATCCACCTTACGAGTTTGAGACTTCGGGCGGGGGAACGCTTCGTTCGAAGCGCCGTAACATGGATGACATCGCGGCGGCGGGTCTCGATAAAGGCTTCGATTTCACCGGCTTTACCAGTGTCCAGTTCGGCTCCGCCGTGTTTTTCGCTCACAACGACCAATGGGCCGAGCTGCTACCATATCTGGCTGATCAGTATGATCGATATGTCATTTGCCAGTGGCATAAAACCAATCCAATGCCCGTTGCGAACCGGCATTACCAGCCAGACACCGAAATCTATGTGCATGCCTGGAATTCCGGCTTTCATCCTGTTGGCGTCCTGCGGCAGAAAAAGCGCTTCATTATCGCGCCAAATGGTCAGGATACCGCAATAGCGCACCCGACGGTAAAGCCGCTGCCGGTGATGGCGAAGATCATTGCGAACGTTGCCGGTGATACCGTTCTCGATCCCTTCATGGGCAGTGGGACAACAGGCGTTGCCTGCGTGAGGGCAGGGCGTTCCTTTATCGGGATCGAGCGCCACGAACCATTTTTCGATATCGCTTGCGAGCGCATTCGCAATGCTGGAAGCCAGCAGGATTTGCTCGTTTCGACGCCAGTTTCGCCTGCAGTCCCTCAACAAGAGGGTTTGCTGTGATGAATTTGAGCGGCGACACGATGCTTCCGATCCTGCGCGCGATGCATGACGCCCGGTCACATGCAGAACGTGCTGAAATCCTCCTCTCGTGCCCGATCGTCATCATGCTCAAGTATCGGGGCGTCCTGGAAAGCGCCTGCGAACGCTCCGGATTTGTGCCGGGGCTAGAGTATCTGATTTGTTTTTACGCCGCCCTTCATCAGACGCGGCATCAGGGAAGTCTCAAAGGGGCTGCGCTGGCGCATTCGACCGGCATTTTGCGGCTCATCATTCAAGAAAATCAGCAAGGGGGTGAATGATGGATTCTCTCATCCGTCAAACCGTCCGCGTGCGCGATCACAACAAGCCGTCCGGGTTCCGCCCAGTTGATGCGCTTGTTAGCCATGGTCTGGCCATCGTCCGACATGGGATCAAGGATGAAACGGCAACTGACATCGCGCATGAGCGTTGGATTGACAACGGGCGAAACGGCCAACCACCACAAGATGTCATGATAGATGGCTTCATCATCGTGCACGCTCCGTTTCACGCCAGCCCTACAGGCGGTCATGTCCTGACGCCTGTAGGTTGGCTGTTGCCGTCGCTCGACGCCGCCAAGAATTGTCTGCGCCGCATAATCGCGCACCACGGCGATGTTTTCGAAGGCGGTGTTCACACGATCCGTCACCTGTCCAGCTTCGTTTGTCAGGCGCATCGCGATTCCGGCGCCTATACCGGGCCGCATAGCTATATTCGCCAGCTCGACGCGCTGTTTGATGGGGCTGAATATCAGCGCAAGCTTGCCGAGTTGCGCGCCATAAAGTTGCCGGTCAGCCACGGCGTTTCAGCGTTCAAGGAGGCGGCGGAATGAAGGAAGAGGCAACAATCCGTCGGGGCGCGCGAAATGCCCGATATGCGGCGATACCCAACCATGTGTTTGAGGAAGTGCGGCTTTCAATGGAAGCGCGCTGGCTACTTGGCTACCTGTTGTCCAAGCCTGACAATTGGACCGTAGTTCTGCGCGACATCATCAATAAGGGCAATTGCGGCCGTGACAAGGCCCGCCGAATGATTGCCGAGCTAGTCGAGCTTGGTTATGCGCAGAAAGAACAAGCCCGTGACGGAGGCCGTTTTAGCGCCCTATCGCTCGTAATCTATGATGAACCTTTTGCGAGTGAAGTGTCTGAAAGTGTTGCATCTTTACCGCAGCCTGAAAATCCGTCGACGGTAAATCCGTCAACGGAAAAACCGGCGACGGCAAATCCCCCCCTAGTAATAACTGATAATCTAGAAAAACCTGATTGTAGTCTTGAGAGAGGCGCGAGCGCAAATGATCGGGAAGATAGAAAGGCAATCGAGAAGCCATATTGGAAGCTCGTCTTGTCGTGGCCGGGTCTCGCGGGTTCGCCCCAAGCCAAATGGCTCGACGCATGGCTGGCACTGACGCCAGCTGAGCGGCTTGAGGCTGCTGCGAAGCGTGATGCCTGGGTGGCATTGCTGCGGGCAAACGGCAAAGATCATATCCACGTACCCGGAACCTACTTCGAGAATAAGCTTTGGAAACAGGTGCCAGATGCGCCGTCTTCCCAGACCGATACTCCATCGCGTGTCGAGGCCAAGCCTTTCGGCAAGCTGTTCGGCGTTGAGGTTTATCGCAACTTCCTGACGGTCGCACCGGGAAGAATCTCAGCCCCTACGCCTTTCGAGCGCGGACAGATCGAACGTGGGGACCGCAGCGAGGGTGAGATTTATCGCGAGAAGCTGGCACGGCAAGGCTGGCCTTCCGTCAATGACCTGTTTGAACGGGCTTCATCGGGCCGCTCTGCCGTTGTGTCCTCTCGTTGGCAACCGTGCTGCGACCAGATGCAGGCGGTGAAGGTCGGCGGTGAGCTGTGGGACGCATGGCAGGCCTATCACGCTGAGCGCGGTTGGGCATGGTTTCCGGATCCCGGCAGGCTTGAATGGGTGCATTTCCCGACTGGCGGGCCGGACGGTTTGAAGGATTTCGAAGCAGCGATAAGGGGACTGGGTGATGATGATGGCAGATAAGCGGCTGATTGATCGGGCAGCACATATCGACCTGACGCGCTGCTACGCAAAGCTGGATAGGTTCATGGAAGAACGCAAACGTCGTCGGGCCGCTATCGAAAAGGCGGCTATACGTGCTGGTGATGATTCTCCTTGGCTTGTGCTTCGGGTCATGACCGGACGCGAAACATGCGTGCGGGACATGTTGGCGAGTGTGAATGTTGAAGTGCTTTCTCCCATGAAGATGGGACCCAGAATACGTCGACAGCACCGGGATATACCGCCACGGAAACAGCCAGTTATGATTGGATATGTTTTGGCGCGTGTTGTCTTGACGAATGAAAATCTCGCTACCCTTCTGGGCTTCGAGCACGTTCTCAGCATCCTCGGTGGATATGAAAAGCCTTATCTTGTCAAGGCCGAAAGAGTTAGTGATTTCAATAACAAGGCGGAAGAAGGTAAATTCGATCATGAAGTCCCTCAAGCCGCATTTGTCGGCGTTAAGAGGGTTCTTATTCGTGAGGGTATTTTCGCTGGATTTGAGGCTGATCTCATCACGGGTGGCAGCAAAGGCAAGGGCATTGCCGTGGTGGAAATCATGTTCGGAAATGCTCCAACACCGATGACAGTACCGCTTGCGTTTCTTTCGCCGCTATGACTCATATTCGTCTACGGGATGATCCGGTAAGAATAGTGAACCTCGATACACGGTAACACGTGGGGACATGCTCCTGAGGTGGTCGCGCTCGGACCCCGCCTGACAGCCTCGATTTAGAGGAACGAAGTTCGGGCCAGAGCGTAAGCTATGTCTAGAATTTACTAACACTCATGAGCGCCGCAAGGCGCTCTTTGCGTATGGGTATGAAGCGAGCAAAGTTCTTTCGACCGGCAGGTGCACCATCCCGCCAAGAGCAAAAGCGACAGGCAGATCGATGGCGTGGTAGCGCGAGCGAGCGCGGCTATAACCATCGGTGGGCCAAGGCGAGACTGACACACCTTGCGCGCTCACCGATCTGCATTGGTTGCGAGGCAGTTGGGCGGATCGAGCCGGCTACAATCGTTGACCACGTCGATCCGCATCACGGCGATCCTGAGAAGTTCTGGGATTCCAGCATGTGGCAATCGTGTTGCAAGTGGCATCACGACAGCATCAAACAGGCGCTGGAGCGGATGTATCAGGCAGGTCGCCTGCCTCTCTCCGAACTTTGGCTGACCAGTGAAACCGCGAAGCGACTGACGCGGGGTTGGGCCGACAAAGCATAAGGATTGCCAACATGCGCAAGGGCACAGCAGCGATTGACGTTTCGACGGACGTGTTGCACGCGGTGCTTTTCCTCATTCCTTCAACGTACAAGGTCATAGGTTCATCGTGCAGCCTCGCACCGGATACGGTTCGTCTGATAGTCGAGAGTGATGATATTGCGGGTCATGATCTGCTGATGACTTGCACAGTTGAAGATGCAGGAAGCACCCGTAAGGTTGTTATGAGCGCGGTTGGTAAAACCCGACGGCCTTGACCCTTTTGGGCGGGACCGGAGGGGGAGGGTGAAAAACTTTCGACGTTCGATTCCCGACCGGCGGCCTCACACCCAAAAAATCGGCGCGATATTTTCGGCGATATCTTTTTTTTTGTGCACCATGACGGGCACCGAAACAGGCGGTCGGACATATGGGACGGCGTAAAGATGATCCATTGCTGCAGGCTGCGAAGGGGTTTCCCGGCAGACGTCGAAGCAAGGTCGAAAAAGAAATTGAAAATGCTGCCGACGCGGCAGCTGAAATGCAGGCAACGCCTGACGATCCATTCCCGATCCCCGATGTTTTCAAGAAATCTCCGGCCTACTGGGCCGAGGCGATACGGGTGTGGAAGGAAAAATCGGAAGTTCTCCTGAAGGCGGGTCGCAGGCGTCCGGGTTATCGCCGGACGCTTGCCCGCTATTGCATGTGGACCCAGTTCTACGTTTCCGCTGCCGAGCAGCTGCGCCGCGATCTGCCCAAAGGCGGATCGGCGATCAAGGTCAAGAAGGGTGACGGCGAGACCGTCATCCGCACTCACCCGAATGTGGATTTCATGGCGAAGGCGGAAACGGCACTTCGCCTCTTGGACGCCGAGTTCGGCTTTACGCCGGTTCGCGATCAGGATCTGGTCAGGGTGGAATCCTTCAACGCTGGACAGGGTCGTTTGCCTCTCGGTGGAACTCATCCGCAATCGGGAGGTCACCGGCCATTACCGGATGATGAACCGGACGCCGATCCGATGGGGTTGATGAATGGGGCAGACAGCCCACCACCCGGAACAATGCCAAACTGACGGATGGGCGGCATATGTGTTGCCGGTCTGGCTCGCGGAAGTGGCGGAAGATCCTGCTTATGCCTGGGCGATTTCGGGCTGGAAGCGGGCGGCAGGGGTTCCCGGCGCGTGGTTTGATCACGGCAAGGCTGACAAGATCGTAGCGGCATGGCCGACAATCTTCCGTCTCACCAATGACCGCTTCAAGGGCATTCCATTCCGGCTTGTCAAATGGCAGGAGATCACGGTTCGCCTGCTCGTTGGCTGGAAAAAGCCGATCGAGGTCATCGATCCTGCTACGCATAAGCCGAGCATCGAGCACATTCGGATTTTCAAGCGGCTTGATCTGTGGATCCCGCGTAAGAACGGAAAATCGGAATTTCTCGCCGCCCTGGGCGTTCTGTTCTTCGTGCTGGAGAAGGTCAACGGCGCGGAAGCATACGTTTTCGGGCGCAATGAAGATCAGGGTCGCGTCCCATTCAGCAAGATGCAGGACATCATCCGCGAGGCCAATGGCCTGCTGGAAGATGCGCAGGGCAATGAACGCATTTCGCTGCATGACAAGTCGATATTTCTTCGTGAAACCACGTCGCTTTGTCAGCTTCTGACAGGTTCGCCGGATGGAAAACACGGTCGATCCCCGACCGTCATCGTTGGCGATGAGATCCACGAATGGAAAACCCGTGAACTGGCCGACACCTTGCGGCAGGGAACGGGCGCCAGACTGCAGCCGATTGAGCTTTATGCCTCGACGGCAGGCCGCAAACAGAACCGCACTGGTTTCGAATGGTTCGAAGAATCCATGGAAATCATGCGGGGAACGAAGGATGACCCGACAACGCTCGTTGTCTTCTTCGGTATCGAGGAAGACGACGACTGGACGGACGAAGAAAACTGGCGGAAGGCAAACCCCAGTCTGGGTCTCACGCCGACGCTTGATTATCTCCGTACTGAATTCCGCAAAGCTAAGGGCAGGCCCGCGCAGGAAGCGGTTTTCCAGTGCTACCACCTTAATCGCTGGGTCGACCAGCTGTCAGGCTGGATACCGCGTGCGAAATGGGCAGCCTGCACCAAGGATGCAAATTCGTGGCCCGTGCTTTGGGAAAAACATAAAGGCCGAAAAGGCTATCTGGCTTGTGACGTCTCATCGACGCGCGATTTGACCGCGCTTGTTGTGGTTTTCCCCCCTGATGATGAGCACGACAAATGGGTGATTATACCGATTTTCTGGGTGCCTGAAGCAACGCTTGATGAGCGTGCGGAACAGGACAAACGGGTTAACTGGCAAAAGTGGGTGCAGGATGGCGCGTTGCGCACCACACCGGGCGATTCCGTCGATCAGACATTTGTCCAGAAAGCTATCACCGAGGCATTCGCACAGTTCGACATTCAGGCATTCGGCTTCGATCCTTGGAACGCACGCAAGCTTGCTGGTGATTTGCAGAATGATGGCATGGACGCCGAGCTGCAGATTGAAATGCGGCAGGGGCACCAAACCTTGTCAGGCCCGACAAAGGAACTGGAACGTCTAATCTTCGCACTCAAGATTGAACATGGCGGGCACCCTGTTCTCGCATGGATGTTCGGACATTCGACCGTCCGGTTCGACGCGAACCTCAATTACGTGCCCGACAAAAAGAACTCTCTCGACAAGATCGACGGCGTGGTTGCCACCGTTATGGGGCTGGGCCTCGCCATGAATGTTGACGAGGTTGCCACTTCACCATGGGACGATCCCGATTTCAGTTTGGGGAAAAAATGAAGTTCTTCGGCTTCGGACGGGGTGCGGAAACGCGCTCTTCCATTGAAAACCCGACCGTTCCAGTGAGCCAGACGACAGAATTCATGTCTTTCTTTGGCATGGATTCCGTCAATCTTCCGCGCGTCACGGTCGATAGTGCTCTGACGGTTCCAGCCGTTGCCGCTGCCGTTTTGTTTCTTTCGCGAACGATGGCTTCTCTTCCTCTCCATGCTTTTAAGCAGGAAGGGGGAACCAAGAAAAAGATAGATGGCGACACAGCGGATGCCATCCATGATGCCTGGAATGATGAAACGAGCGCCGTGGATGGGCGGCGGTATTTTTGGCAACAGGTTTTTACCGTCGGTCGCGGGCTTGCCTGGATCGAGCGTCGGAACGGAGAGCCGATCAACTTCTGGCCGATGGCGCCATCCAAGGTGACAATCAAGCGGGTCAATAACCGGAAAACCTATACCTATTTGGGGAAGGCTTACCCTGCGGCGGATGTCATCGATGTCCCGTTCATGTTGAAAGCCGATCAGCTTGCGCATTATGGGCCTATCACGCTGGCATCTAAGGCCATCCAGCTTGCGCTTGCCATGAATGACTACGGGTCCACATTCTTTGCCGGCGGCGGCGTTCCTCCGCTGGCGCTCAAAGGACCATTGCCTGCAGGCAGAGACGCTGTTGTTCGTGCCGTATCTGATGTTTCTCGCGCGATAGATGACGCAAAGAAAACGGGCAAGCCGATCACGCCCATCCCCGGTGGTTATGAGCTAGTCCCGGTCGGAATTGATCCGGCAAAAGGGCAGATGACTGATGCGCGGCTGTTTCAGGTGCGGGAAATTGCGAGAGTATGGCAGTTGCCGCCGATGTTCCTGCAGGATCTGAGCGGGGGCACATTCGCCAATGTCGAGCAGCAGGATCTGCACCTGATCAAGCATCTGATTGGTCAGTGGGCTGAAGTTTTCGAAGGTGAATTCACCCTGAAATGCTTCGGTCGCGGCAAAGAGCGCGAAGGTCGCAGTGTCGAGCATAATCTTGATGGCCTGATGCGGGGTGACTTCAAGAGCCGCATCGAAGGTATCGCCCGCGCAATCCAGACCGCCCAGATGACACCAAACGAGGCGCGCGCACTGGAAAATCGACCACAGCACGAAAATCCAGCCGCCAATGACCTGCTCGTGCAGGGCGCGACGGTGCCGCTTGGGACCCAGCCAACCCTAACCGCGCCACAAAATGGAGACCGCAATGCCGAATAAGGTGCCTGATTCCGAAATCCGCTCACTGGTTATGCCAGTGGAGAGGCGCGCCGATGGCGACAAGTTCACCTTGGTCGGATATGCGGCGGTATTTGGCGAAGTTGCTGACATCGGCGGCTATTTCGGAGAGGTCATTGCTCGTGGCGCTTTCACCGAAACACTGAAGACAGCCGATGTGCGGGCCTATTTCGATCACGACAGCGGGCGTATTCTTGGCCGCTCATCGGCTGGAACCCTGCGGTTGCGAGAAGATGACAAGGGTCTAGCCGTGGAAATCGACCTTCCGGACACCTCGGACGGTCGCGACGTGCGAACTCTTGTCGAACGTGGCGATGTTTCTGGCATGTCATTCAGCTTTTCGGCTGTAAAACAGACGTGGGACGAAGCTACAGATCCGCCGACCCGTACTATTCAGGAATTGAAGCTTTACGAGGTTTCGGTTGTTTCCGAGCCTGCGTACAACGGCACTTCGGTGGCTCTGCGTTCGCGCGACGAAGCCCGAAAGGACAGGCGCGAGCATAATTTCCGTTCCGCCAGTGCGCGGATATCGGCACGCAACGCCGAAGCTGAACAGCGTTTTCGCAACATCAAGTGACATTACCCGGCACTGCCGGAGGTAGGTAAGGCAGCATCCCGCTTCCTGCCGATCACAGCCGTGTTCACGGCCTTACTTTTACCCCATCAGGAGAAAATCAATGACTCTTCGTGAACTGCAGGAAAAGCGGGAAAAGCTCGTTGCGCAGGCCCGCGCTGCTCTGGATGAAATCCGCAAGAATACCGATGAATCGCGTGCTGCCGAACTCGAAAAGCGCCATGACGATATCATGGCCGAGTTCGACAAGGTCGAGGCTGATATCAAGCGCGAAGAGCGCATGGCTGCAGCCGAGATTCGCGCGGAAGAAACACGCGCTCGCAATCGCCCAAATCTCGGCGACAGCGAAGCCCGTGGCGCTGATGACCCAGATAAGCCGATTGAATACCGTCAGGCTTTCCATAAGTGGGTCATGGTCGGCGGCGATATGTCGATGCTGGAGCCGGAAGAGCGTGCGGCTCTTCGCAGCGGAGTTGCCCCGAAAGAAGCCCGTGCCCAGACCGCCAGCGTTGCATCCGGTGGCGGCTATACGGTTCCAACCGAGCTTTCAAACCAGATCATTCGCTCCATGAAGGCGTGGGGTCCGATGTATGATGAAAACATCTGCACGGAAATGAACACTACCTCGGGCAACCCCATCGACATGCCGACAATTGACGACACTGACAAGGAAGTCGAGCTGCATGAAGAGGCCAGCGCGGTTACTGACGACGGCAGTGCTGACGCCGTATTCGGGAAAAAGACCCTGAGTGCATACACGTACGACACAAAATGGGTCCGTTTCTCCTACGAACTTGGTCAGGATTCGATCTTCAATTTTGAAACCTTGCTTGGTGACCTTCTTGGCGAACGTCTGGGGCGTCGAGCAAACCGGGAGTTGACCATCGGAACCGGCGGCGATGCTCCTCAAGGCATTGCTACAGCATCGTCTCTGGGTGTCACGGCTGCCGCCACCGCTGCGATCACGTTCGATAATATTATCGACCTGGAACATTCGGTGGATCCCGCCTACCGCCAGTCTCCGAAAGCCCGTTACATGTTCAACGACACGACGCTCAGCGCTGTGCGAAAGCTCAAGGATAACGAGGGCCGTTACATTTGGAGCGCAGGTGACGTTCAAAAAGGCGTGCCAAGCACTCTTAATGGTAGGCCGTACAGCATCAATCAGGCCATGGACAGCCTCGCCGCTGCAAAGCGTGTGATGGTGTTTGGCGACTTTGGCAAATACTACGTCCGGAAAGTCGGCAAGATCGTGCTGTTTGTTGCCCGCGAGCGTTTTGCGCCGGATATCGGCCTGCTGGGGCTTGCCCGTTTCGACGGGGCATTGGGCGACACCGCTGCCGTGAAGCACCTTATCACCGCAGCAGCCTAACACCTTCCTTTCAGCATGGCGGACGCTCCATGGCGTCCGTCGCCTCCATGGAGCAACCATCATGCGACTGAAAATGTTGATTGGAATGTCCGGTCTCGGCTTCACCGTCGATCCCGGCGATGTGACTGAGCACTTTTCCAAGAAAGAAGCGAGCCGCCTGATCCGGGCAGGTTACGCCGAGGAAGCGCCACCAGTCGAGCGCAAAAAGCCGGAAACTAAACAGGAATGGGACGAAGAGCGCGCTGCGCTTTTGGCTGAAAACGAACAATTGAAGGCCGATGCGCTCACGTTTGCGGAGCGGGAAACCGCTCTTGTCTCACAGGTCGAAACTCTGACCAGTTTCAAGGATTCAGTGACTGCGGCGGTGCATGTCATAAATCCTCCCGCCGAGACTGCTGTGCAGATCGATGATCGTGAGAAGCGCGGCTGATGTGGTATCAACCTGAAATCGTCACGCCGGTTTCAGCGGAACCGGTTACGCTCGGCATGGCAAAACAGCAATGCCGGGCCGAGATCTATGACGACGACGGCAATATTGCCGCGTCGGTTGACGATCCGCTGTTCCAATTGTTGATCTCGTCTGCACGCGATCATGTCGAGAAGATCTGCGGTCAGTTCTTCGCACCCTGTCAGGTTGAAGCATATTGCGATGGATTTGCGGACCTTGCCCGGTTCGACGTTGCGCCAGTCACCGAAATTGTTTCCATTTCCTTTGTTTCAGTTACAGGCAATGACGAAATTTTGCCAGCAGCAACATATGAGCTGCGAAAGAATGGGCTAGAAGCAGGCACCATTCTCAAACCGGGTAATGCCTGGCCGAACAAGCAGGCGGGATCGCGGATCAAGGTGCGCATGAAAGTTGGTACAGCTTCCCCGCCGCCGACGGTGCTCCGGGCAATGCTTCTGCTGATCGGCGCATGGTACGAAAACCGCGAGGAAACCGTTATCGGCGTCAGCATCGGGCAGCTGCCGACTTACGTTTCCGTTGATGCGCTTCTCTGCAACAATCGAAGGTTCCTTTGATATGCGTGCGGGAAAACTCGACAGGCGACTGACAATCCGTCGATTTGCCGAAATTGGGCGAACACCCCTGAATGAGCGGATCCTCGACTGGGTTGATGTCGCTGAAGTCTGGGCGCAACAGCGCCCGGATCGCGGCAGCGAGCGGTTTGCGGCTGCCCAGATCAACGGCACGGCGGTGATGACGTTTCATATCCGGTATCGCAGCGATGTGACGATCACGGATCGGCTTCGCTATGAAGGGCGTGAATATGAGATTGTTGCGCCTCCGCGCGAGATCGGGCGCAGGGTCGTTCTGGAAATCGACGCCATAGCAAGGGCAGATGAGCCATGAAAATCAGCAAGACAGTCAGGATTGAAGGGCTGAGCGAGCTTGATACGGCGCTCGGCGCCCTGCCGAAATCGACGGGCAAGGCTGTGCTCCGCCGTACGCTCAAGAAAGCTGCGCAGCCCATCGCCGATGCTGCAAAGCAGAAGGTTCCGGTTCTCTCCGGTGCCTTGCAGATCTCAATCGGTGTCGGCACCAAGCTCACACGTCGGCAGGCGCGCATGCATCGCAAGATGTATAAGGACGATAAGGCTTCTGCCGAAATGTTTGTCGGTGCGGGTGGTCTCGCGCAGGCGACACAGGCCGAGTTCGGCAATGCTCATCAGCAAGCTCAACCTTACATGCGCCCGGCATGGGACGCGAACAAGGATGCTGCGCTGGATGTAATCAAGACCGAGCTGCGCACGGAAATCATCAAAGCCGCCAAACGGCTCGCCAAAAAGGCAGCAAAGGGCAGGTAGTCCCCATGGAAGAACAGTTGACGGCCTTGCTGCTGAACGCGGCGGGACTGACGGCGCATGTCCCTGCAGCGAATATGCACTGGGTGCGCGCACCGCAGGGCACAAAGCCGACCTATCTTGTCATGCAGGTGATTTCAGGAGACCCCGATTATCATATGCAGGGTCCATCCGGATACGCCGTGCACCGGCTGCAGATCGATATCTACGGCCTGACCTATACCGCCGTTAAAGGTGCGAAGGACGCGCTTATCCAGCTGCTGTCCGGTTACAAGGGCGGCGTTTTCCAAGGCATTTTCGTCGATTCAGAACGCGATCTCCCGGCGATGGATGCGGGAGAAGTATCGGCGCTTTTCCGCAAATCCATCGATTTCATTGTTCATCATCTGGAGAACTGACATGGCTGAGACGCAAGCCTCAATTGGCTACGGCACAAAATTCGAGATCAGCCGCGACACCGGGGCGTCGTGGATTGAAATCGGGGAAGTCTACGACATTACCCCACCGAACGACACGGTTGACGAAGTCGATGCGACACATATGCAGTCGCCGAACCGCACGCGTGAATTCATCCCCGGTCTGATCGATCCGGGTGAAGCGTCGTTCGAACAGAACTTCATCCCCGGTTCGCCTTCCGATCTTCTGATCTCGGAAATCAAGACCGCTGGCGAACGTGTTCGCTGCCGCATTACCTTTCCGAATGCGGTGACGTGGCAGTTTTCCGGCTGGGTTTCCGGTTACGAACCCGCGGTGCCCACGGACGACAAAATGACGGCCACAGTAACGTGGCGTGTGACTGGCCCGACAATCTCGACGCCAGCTGCTGCGCCGATCAATATCTTCGTCCCTGCTATCGCCGGGGTTGCCAAGGTGGGCGATCCTCTGGCGGCGTGGTCCGGACAATGGAGCGGGTCTCCGACTTTTTCCTATCAGTGGAAGGCGGACGGCACAAACATCGCCGGTGCTACGGAACTGGTCTACACGCCGGTTGTCGGTGATATGGACAAGGAACTCACCGTCACGGTGACCGGCACCAACGCGGCGGGCACGGCATCGGCGACGAGCGCGCCGACTACAGCCGTCATTGCGGCATAGGTGGCAGAACATGGCAAATCAGAATCGTGGTGAAGTCACCCTTCCAGTGGGTGACAAGGCGTATAAGCTCGCATTTTCCGTGAATGCACTTTGCGAGCTTGAGGATGCGCTCGACATGCCGGTCGCGAAGATCGGTGATCTGCTCAATGACTCGGAAAATCTTCGCATGGATACCGTGCGCAAGGTTATCTGGGCGGCCCTTCGCGACCATCATGAGGAAATCGATCTGAAGGAAGCCGGGAAGCTCGCGACCGATATTCCTCTGGTCATGAGCAAGATCGGCGAAGCATTTCGGCTCGCGTTCCCTGCCGGGGAGGGGAATGACGCGCGCCCTCCGAAGGCGAAAGCGGGCTAGATCCGCTTTCGCTTCTGAAATCATGGGTCGAGGTAGGACAGGACCCGGCACTGTTCTGGCGTCTTACGCTGCGAGAGATTGCCGTCATACTCGACGCCTCGACCTACCGTCTCAGACGTGAGCAGAATGACAGGGCATGGCTTGCGTGGCATATCGAGGCGCTGGCCCGCTCCAAAAAACTCCCGAAACTGAAAGAATTTCTGTCCGACGCTCCGAAAAAGCCGAAGCGTCGGCAGTCTGTCGAAGAGCAGATCGCCATCGCACACCGATGGACGGCGGCACTTACAAGGTGAGAACCAATGACCAATGCGGTTATCGGCGCGCTTCGCGTCAATCTTGGCATCGATACTGCTGAGTTTCGCGAAGGGTTGAAGTCGGCACAATCGAGTGCCGACAAGTTCGCCGCCGTTCTGAAAACCACCTTTATCGGTGTGGCGACGGCGGCGGCTGGCGCATTGGGCAGTCTCAGCCTCATTGTCAACCAGCTCGCGGGCGATATGGACGGATTGAAAAAGTCAGCGGACCTGTCAGGCGTGGGAATTGAAGAATTCCAGCGCCTGGCATTCGCTGCCAAGTCTGTGCAGATCGAGAGCGAAAAGCTCTCCGATATCTTCAAGGACGTGAACGACAAGGTAGGTGACTTCGCGCAAACGGGCGGCGGCGCGCTGAAGGATTTCTTCGAGAATATCGCGCCAAAGGTCGGATTGACCGCCGACGCCTTCAAGAACCTGTCGGGCCCGGAGGCGTTGCAGGCCTATTACAACGCGCTGGAAAAGGCTGGTGTCAGCCAGTCTGATATGACTTTCTATATGGAAGCCATCGCCAGCGATGCGACGGCGCTTATCCCGCTTCTGCGTGACAATGGCAAAGCCTTCGATGAGCTGGGTGCAAAGGCGGCTGTTATCACGGAAGAAAAGGCAGCATCGTTACGTGGATATAATGACGCGATGCGGAATTTGAGCGAGTCCGTGAAGGCGGTCGGCATCGCGTTTATCAGTGTTGGTTTTGTCGATATCCTTACCGCGATCATAAACAAGTTTGCCGAATGGACGCGGTCGATGTCTGCAGTCGTCGACTTTTTGCCGACGCTGGCAGAGTATGCGACGGTTGCTGGCTCGACGCTGGCGCTCATGTTTTCGCCTGTCCTAATCGCCTCGGCTGTCAATCTGGCTTCCGTGATCGCGACCGGGCTTGTCGGTGCTATCCGCCTGCTTACGGCAGCAATAGCAGCCAATCCGCTTGGCGCGCTCGCCATAGGCATCACCATCGCCGTGACGGCGATCTATCATTTCCGCGATGAAATACAGAAAGCCATTGGCGTTGATGTCGTCCAGATCGTCAAGGATGCAGTGAACGGCATCATCGGCACGTTTGTGGGCGGCTTTGAGGGCATCAAGAAGACCTGGAGCATCCTTCCTGCCGCGATTGGCGATGTGGCTGCGACCGCTGCCAATGCCGTTATCGAATCCGTTGAAGGCATGGTTCGCAAGTCTGCACAGACCATCGAAACCTACGTCAATAAGATTGTCGGTTGGTTGAATGCTCTGGACCGCTTTGTCGGTGTAAATCCGATCCTTACCGAAATCGACATATCTTCAAATATCAGTTTTGGACGTGTTGACAACAAATGGGCGGGCAAAGCTGCAGAGGTGGCCGGTACCATCGGCGGTGAGATTTCGGCGGCGCGACAGACGGACTACATCGGTGCAATCGGCACTGCTTTCTCCGGCGCAACGCCCGCTGTCCAGAACTTTGCGTCGGCCATGGGGGACGTGAACAGTCAGCTGAACGATGTTGGCGGGGGCGGCGGTGGAAGCGGCGGGAAAGGCGGCAAGGGCAAGGGTGCGGGTACCGCCAAGAAAGCCAAAGAGGGCATCGATCAAGTGGCCAAGTCGATGGAAAGCGCGAAGCAATCCTTGGGGCAGGGATTCGGCTCGATATTCGAAGGTCTGATCAACAAAACGATGACTTGGCGCGATGCGATCATGCAGGCCGGACAAACCATCCTGAAATACCTCAACCAGATCAACGTTGCGCAGGGCGGCGCGGGGCTATTCGGTGGCGGCATCATTCAAGGGCTGTTCGGATCGCTACTGGGATTCGCCAATGGCGGTTCGTTTCAAGTCGGCGGTTCTGGGGGCATCGATAGTCAGCTGGTGGCGTTCAAGGCTTCTCCGAACGAACGGGTGTCAATTACCAAGCCAGGGCAAGACGCCGGCGGCGGTCGCGGTACATACGCACCAACCTACAATATCGATGCCCGTGGCGCAGATCAGGCCGCAATCATGCGGCTCGAACGCGGACTTTCTGAACGTGACAAGGCGTTCGGCAATCGCGTCGATAACCGCCTCTATAATCGTGATGTGCGTCGAACGAGGGCATAATGGCACGCTTGCTATCTGTTCCTAATGGGCTGGGCGTCGTCTCAATGGAGCCCCTGTCCGGACCGCGTGCGGTCGGGGCAGGCGGTTCCCAATCCGTCTCCGGCTTCGTGCAAACCTCGGCGGCCGCGTTCGGTCTCTGGCGCTGGCAGTTCGGTTTTCACGCTATGCGGGAAAGCGAGTTTCGGCGCTACCGTGGCTGGGTGACGGCCCTGCACGGCGGCGCCAATGCGACACGGTGGGATTTCTTCGATCCCGATCTGATGCGCCCGGCGGAAACCGGGTTTGATATCCCGGGATTTATCCGTTGGGACAATATTGCCGGTCGTGACTGGTCGAATGGCGAACCGTGGGCAAATGGGGAACCGTGGAAGCCTACGCCGCCCTTGGTGCCAGTGATTTCAGCGGCAGCGCGCGAAGGCACAATCATCAAGCTTGGTTCGCAATTCTGGGGGCATGTTCTCGATATCGGCGACTATATCGGCTTTGCGCCATTCCACTTTGGTCTCTACACGATCACTGAGGTCATGTCGCCCGGAGAATACCGGATCTGGCCACCGCTTCGTAAATCTGTCACTGCCGACGATTTGGCAACGCTGCGCCCCGCGCTTGCCATGCGTCTGGAAAGTGAAGACTCGGCTTCTGCCGGTCGTGGACTGGTTGCTGCGGACAGCGTGTCCGTCACGCTCGTCGAGTGTCTGGATTATGACGTGCGCGAATACTGGACGGATTGAATATGGCCGTTTTTACCGAAAGCGAACTGGCAAAGTTGCGCCGACCGCATGTGGCCCGCGCATGGTTCCTTGAAATGGATTTGCCGACAGGCGTTTCACGTCTGCACAACGGGACGGGGCGTGTCACAATCAACGGGCAGGAATGGCGCGGCGTTACGGATCCTCTCGGTTCCCAGATGGTTTCTCTCAACAATATTGAGGAACCGCGTTTCGGACAGGCCGTCGCAGTCGAGGTAACGCTTTCCGGTGCAAACCGGGATTTCTTCAAATCCGTGCATGCCACTGCCCGCGAAATAGAGGGTCGGCGCGCGGATCTCTTCTGGGCAGCTTTCGATGGTGAGACGGAAGAACTAATCATTCCGCTGAAAAAACTCTTTCCCGGCAAGCTTAGTGCGCCGTCGCTCAAATGGAGCGGCGTCGGACTTCGAACCGTGACCGTGACGATAGAAAGTATCTGGTCCTCGCAAAACTATCCTTTTGGGGGACAGTGGAACCCTGCAGATCAGCGCAGGCGCTATCCCGGTGACAAGGGGCTGGATTTTGTTGGAGTAAAGGTCTCGGAGCAATGGAACTGACGGAAAGGGCGGGGAAACTCGCCGAGTTTGTTGCCCATTGGAAGGACAGGCCCGTCATCTGGGGCGAAAGCGATTGCACCGCCTTTGCTGCAGAATGGGTAAAGACCCTGCGCGGAGAGCGTGTTCCATTCCTGGCCGATTACGTTTCCCGCGCGGAAGCTCATCGCCTGATTGTGCATTACGGCGGGTTGTGGGCGATCTGGTCGCAAGCCTTGGCGCGCATCGGTGTGTTCGAAACGTCGTCCCCCCAGCTCGGTGATGTCGCGATAGTTCAACTCGCCGACTACGGCGAGGTTGGGGTCATCATGGGCAACGACCGGGTTTCAATTCTCAGAACTGACGACGGCACACGCTTCCTGCGGCCCCGTTCCTTCGTAAAGGTTTGGTCGATCTGACATGAGAAAACGACTTGTTCTTGCCGCCTGCTCATTCTTTCTGATGAGCGGAACGGCACTTGCTGACCCGATTTCCATTGGCAGCGCCATTATTTCCGGACTTTTGTCCGTTGGTGCTGCCGGGATCCTGCCTGCAATGAGCGCGGGCTTGCTCGGTTCCATCGTGCTCGGTGCCGGTGTGATCGGAGCACAGTTTCTGGCAGGCGCGTTTTTCGGTCCGCGCGCGCCGAAGATGGATCCCGGCGAATTCAAAAGCACTTTCGAGACCGGCAATAGTTCGGAGATCCGCGCTATTGGCCGTGTACGTGTTGGCGGACTGAAGGCTTTCGGCAACACCAAGGATCTCGACCGCTGGCGCGTGATCTGTCACACCAAGGGTCCGATCGCTGCGGTGGAAGAACATTATGTCGGCGGGCGCGAAGTTACGGTTGATCCGGACGGCATGGTCACCTCGCCGCCTTGGGCCCGCAAGGGCGGTGCCTGGCTGTTTATCAAGAGCAAGACAGGAAACGGTTCTGAAACGGCTTGGCCGGAACTGCAAACCGCATTCCCGGACCTCTGGACAGACGGTCATCGGGTGCGTGGCATTGCTCAGTCTCTTCTGCGCTATATCTCGCCGGGGATCGAGGATGAAAAGTTCCTGAAGCTCTATCAGGGAGGGGAGCCGCCCTATGAGCGGGTACAGCGTTCCGAACTTATTTTCGATCCTCGTGACCCGTCGCAGAACGCCGATAATCCAGCAACTTGGAAGTATTCGGACAATGGTATCCTTGGTGCGACGCACATTCTGCGCAGCTACCCCAGTCTGAAATCGTCCGATATCGATTGGGCTTTTACCGCTCAGGAAGCAACAAAAGCTGATCAGATCGGCGCGGTCGTAGGCGGCAACGAGGTTCGGGCACGCGCCTGGGGGCTATGGCCTTCGGAACGTGAACGCGGCGATGTTATGGATCAGGTGCTCAAATCCATCGGTGCTGAGATCATCCCCACCGACAGCAACAAGTTCGCGGTTCGGTTAATTGATGATCAGCGCGCTCCAGAGCTCACACTCACGGCACGCGATATTGTCGATTTGCAGTGGAAATCGGGTCCTGACAGCGTCGAGCGTCCGAATGTTTGCCGCATTAAATACTATTCGCCCGAGCGAAATTACGAAATGGCGGAAATCCCGCTTTCGAAGACGCCAAATGAGCCGGGTGCGCAGCCGTTGCCATGGTCTCGTTATCAAAATGAGATCGACCGCGTCGGCGAGCAGTATTTTGATGTCGAATTGCCATTTTGCCCGTCGGCTGCGCAAGCGCAGCGGATCGGTCGCCGGTTGTTTGCTCTTGCTCGCGCTGACGTCGGCGTGGTCACGACGAATTTTGCTGGGCTGGCGGCTTGGGGGAAATCAGTTGTCTCTCTGGAACTTCCCGATCTCGATGAAACTGTCACCGCTGCAATTGGTACGCCACGCATCAACGATGCAGACGGAACCGTTGAGATCCCTTTCGTTGTCTGGCCAACATTGACGCCTTGGAATGTCGAACTTGACGAGGCTCCAGCCCCAGACCCTGTTCCAGATATGCAATATGAAGCGGTGCTGGCAACTCCGACGAGGCCCAGCGGATATGCACAAGTTCAATATTCGGACGGTTCCTATGAGTTGCGCGTGTTGTTCAACGGTGTTCCGGGGGCTGATAGCGGAGAGGCCGTTCTCCGACCCTACACCTCCGGCGAGCCGGACGCATGGTCCACGATGGGGGTGTCTGGGCCGCCGACCGGCCTCCAATGCGGCTTTGTGGCAGGGAACTATTCTGGCAGAGAGGTCGATTTTCGCGCTCGGTTCTTCAATGAGGAAAATGAAGGCTCTTATTGGTCGCCAACCCTGTCGGTAGCGTCTGTAGCGATCGAAAACCCTGCCTTGCCCGCTCCTGTGCTGAACGTGACACGAACGGGGAATAATGGTGGGGGTAACACTTTCGTGGTCAATGTATCTACGAACGACCTTCATGCGCGTTCTGTAGCTTGGAGCGCCACGGTCAACTCGGCGTCCGTCGCCAGCGGAGGCGGAAATAGCCGTCCCGGTCAGAGCTTTTCAGGTCAATTTACTGTCTCATCGGGATCTTTGTCTCGAAGCGTCGTTGTGACGGCGACCGCGCAAAACTCGGCGGGGGTGAACAGTCCCGCAGCGTCCTATTCTTACACAATCCCCGGAGATGGCGGCGGTAGCAGCTGATCTTCATCATTCATGATACAATTGGAGAGTTTCCATGGTCGTCTTTACCAAGAAGGCGGTTGATATCTTCGCGCCGGTCCACGCCAGCGGTGCCACGCGCGGAGTTGCAAACAGCGAAGCACAGGTATGGGGAACCGAACTTGAACGGTTGATCGCCGCAATAATCAGCAATATCGTCGGCCCCATTAAGCTGCCGGAGTTGATTTACCATTTCACGGTAACAGGCGGCACGGCCAACCAGATCATTGCGACGCCGTCTGCAACGCCGCCAGAGGGAACTGGTGAAGCGCTCTTCACGATCATTATTTCCCAGCCCAACACGTCTTCGGTCTCGATTAACGGACGACCGTTGCGGAGCGCGTCGGGCGCTGAATTGCCGGGCGGGTTTCTCCGTCCGGGTCTTTACGCCTTTCTTGATGACGGCGAAGGCTACAGGTTGCTTCAGGAGGTGTCTGTCCAGTTTTATCGGGCTGAAACCTCCGGCACTCCTAATGCAATCGCCGCAGCTGTGACTGGCTTTTTCCCGGAAGAAGCGGGCGCGGCCCTGCTGGCACTCCCTATTATTGCGGAAAACACAGGGACTGTCAGGGTATCGATAAATGGTCGCAACCCGTTGCCGCTTGTCGGCATTGACGGTGCTGAATTGAAAGCTGGTGACTTGTCGCCCGGCTCGGTTGTTCTGTGCTTCCGTTTTGGTAGCCAGTTGCGTCTTGTCACCGATCCCTCGTCCTTGCGAAACCTGACCGAAGCTCGCGCCGAAAGGGTGCGCGCTGAACAGGCGCGTGATCGGGCTGAAGTTCTGCGCAACTTTGCAGCGCGTTGGGCGTCCGATCCCGAAAACGGCCCTCTGATTGATGATGGCGCCAATCCGCCCAACCAATCTTCGTATCACTGGGCGAAAAAGTCTGAGGCAGCGAGAGACATTGCAGCTGGATACGCTTCCGACGCCGTTAGCCAAGGCAACGTGCCAATTTATTCAACTGCCGTAGGCGTGGCCGCTTTGGAAATCCCGGCAGGCATAACGGCCTTCCGAACCAACGGCTACTATGCAGCGGGGGATGGAGGCGCGGCACTTTATACGGAATCGGCTGTCGCGAGCCCGGGAGGGCTGGTGTCCAATGATGGGACGCGCTTGTGGGCTCTGGTGGCGAGCGACAATCAAATTGATTTCGCGGCGTTCGGCGGTGTTGATGACGGCGTGACGGATAACGCGGACATTTGGCAAGCAATGAGACTTTATTGCATCAATCATCCGACGACGGAAATTATCCTAACTCAAAGATCTTCCGGGCGATTCGTGGTCAACACCAATTTTTGGACGGCCTCTACTGAACGGTATCGCGTTCGCGGCGACGTAACCATCGTTAGCCCACAGTCGTCATATCGAGTGGGTACGACCGTCATAGAGGGGGAGCTTAAGCTTCTCAATTCTGCTGGCGGCTACGAATATCAGATACCTTCGTTGGTCAATCGCCGGTTCCGAGATCTCATGTCTGGCGGTGACTTAGACCATTCTAAGGAAAAAGTATTTGCTCCCTCAACCTGGAGGAAGATTTCGCACGTAATCGGTTCGGATAATACTCTCGAAGTCACGTCCGGGATGTCGATCTATCCACGGTTCGCAATTCTGACTGGCAATGTAATCCCGGTTAGCTATCCGGGGCGATGGACCGGAGGTGTCGTACCAGTAGCGGCAAGAAACTCGTACTCCTTTGGATTCAGGCCAGCTACCTGGAATAGTGCTGGGGTCATCGTTATCACCACAAAGGGCATTCATGTCTTTTACGGAAATCGCACCACGCGCACTATCACCCACTACTTCAAAGAAGTCGGGGTTGCGCATACTACGACGGTTATACCGTCGGTCGAGAACATCGGCGGAAATTATTCTACGGACCAGATTGGGTATCGGTTCCCTTGGGCAAGTGTGTCCGTTGATATCCCCGACCCGAACTCGTTTCAGGTCTGTATCAACGGCGTTGCATTGACTGCACCGATCAACGATGGTGGCGTTGTCCTCGAAGCAGGCCCTGTAGTCAATCCGGGTAGCACCTCAACGGCGCAGCCGGGGGACGATGTGACGGTGGCCGGTATCACTGCACGCGAGAGCTACCTGCCGCCGAGCCTCCGGGCGCGGGGGCTGCTTTATGTTGGCTCAAGTTCAACCGACCCTGCAATGGTTAGTTGGCCATTCTACCTTGAAGATGCTCTTCAGCAATCCTTCGGGATGCAGGTTGTGCGATCGCTGAATATCGGACTGAGTGGTGGAACAACCACGACGCAACTTGCAGCTTTGCAGGCTGTCGATTTCAGCGGGCCATTCCCTCCGTACACGGATATTTTGTGTTTTATCGGGGCTAACGATATCCAGAACCAAGATGACCGCCCAACATTCCAAGCGAATATTGAAGCGATGATCGGAATAGCTGACGCCAATTCGTGCGGTATCCTTTTCCTGCTTCCTCAGATTTTCTATTCCAAGACTGAAGGCGGCGGGACCGGCTCCACGACGACGAACAGCGAGAAGCACGCGCTATATCGAGAATACATCAATATGGTGGTGGCGGAAAAAAGGGCGACTGGTTCCCGGTGTAGTGTTCTGGATACGGATCGAGTTTTGGGGCCAATCCTGTATGGGTATAAGTCCTACCCCGATAAGGAAATGGAGCCGGTGATTGTGGACAACATCCACATATCTGCTTATTCCCGTCATCAGCTTGGCGTGGCAGCTGCGCGAAAACTCATGGGGATGTACGCAGTAAGACAGAGCGGGGAAGGCGCCCGTGTATCGATCCCCGACGGGTGGAAGCAAAACGGTTGGGCGGGCGGCGCGAGCCTTAACGTTTGCAACCGGATTGTTCTCATGTCCGGTGAACTGTCAGGTGGAACAGCAACAGACGCAACCGTCATCCTGAAGCTGCCTGTAGGGCTTCGTCCGGCCGCATCGGTAACTATCCCGATCACTGCCGGAGCTTCGGGCGTAGGGCGCGTCCTAATCGCAAACAACGGCGATGTTTCGCTTTATGGGGTGCCAACCGCAACGGTGGTTAATCTCGGAAATATCCAGTTTCGGCTGGACTAAACAACCCGAAGAGCGCGCGGCCCGCTAGATTAACAATGTCGGTCGAACCAGTTCTCATAGTCTGGCTCGTCCTGCTTGTATTCCCACTTACCGTTGGCCCATCGTCTCCATACCTGAGGACAGTCAAGCCTGTCCTCCCATTCTCCATCAATCATTTTGACAGGAAGGAAATTCCTCGGCGCTTTGTGCCAAAGATAATGATGAGCAGATGCTTGCAATGGTTGCGACCACAGCACCAAACGAATTAACTTCGCTAACATTTCCTTAAACCACGCCATGTCGATGAGCGCCAACCCCTTTGAGTAGGACTGGTTTGCTTTTTGCTTTCGGACCGAGACTGGATTCGATTCTAGGCAATAACATCCGCCATTTTCTCCCTTTTGTTCCGATCCAAGAGGAAAACCTTGTACAAAGAAGTCTTAAGGATCGAGGTGACAAACTTAGAAATCGGAACAATCCATTGCGCGGCTTTGAAGCTACAAAAGATAACTATTCCGAAAAGCGCGAAGTAACCTACCTCGTTGAACTCTTTTATTGGCATCGTTCCCACCGCAGTATCCATAAACCGCCTATGGATCAAAATTGCAACAAAAGACAGATTAGCCAGACGGGCGATAGTTTTGTTGACAGTATCCGAATGGAAACTGGAGGATACCTCGTAATATATAACAACGGTGGATGCAGCGAACAAATACGAACCAAACCCTAGCGTCATCATATTTATTCCGCTGACAAAGTAAGCGAGAATTAAGGCAGTGGTGTATAGGCATGCCGCGAATACGATGTAGCGCCGGAAGCGTTCTGTGGAGTACCCGATGTATAGATACAGACCGAACATGAATTCGAAGAGTCTTGTTGCCGGGTTCATTGCTCTGTTTGGCGATGGCGATATCCAGCTAAACACACCACTCATTTGATCGGAGTGATAGCTGATAAAGCTGATGCAAAAAGCACCGATAACAGCCAGAAGCCCGAACTTTCTTATGCTCGCGACACACAACGGGGCAATGGCGAGGAATATGATGATAAAGCCCGTGAACCATTCACCTACAGTCAGATAACCACGCATCTCTATTTTGGAAACCCAAAGATATCCATCAAAGCCGACGATCGTCGCCAACAGATGGCCGAAATTTATGGGAGCATCTGTGATCAGCTTGAAAAAGTTGGAGTAGGTTGTTAGCCCAAGCATATACTTGAAAATTAGGGCTATACACCCCGAGAAGATGAAAGCTATCCAAATAGGCGGAAGCAATCCGGTAATGCGGTTTATGTAAAATTTTCCGATGGACAGACTTGATAGCGCGTGCGCTGCGAGGAAACCGGAAATAATAATGAAAATGCTTACGCCATATTGACCAATCGTCGTGTGAAGGTAGTACAGTATACCACCAGAGACCCCGTTGCTCTCGAGGGAATAAACGGTATGCGAGATCATTACCATGACTATTGACGCCACCCGTAGGTGGTCAATGAAGAAGTGACGGCTTTTATCGGCAGACATAAGCTCCCCGCAACGTTTTGCATACGTAGTATAAGTTGCAGGGGTTTAACCGCGACGCCAGAAAATGCAACGCATTTTTGCCACAATTGTTAACGTGTCGCACGGCTATCGCGCATTTGCGCCTGGTTGCAAACTAATGCAGTCGAGCGGACTCTATTAGAGCTTCGTTGTTCTTAAGAGCAGCTGCTATTGCAGATTGATCAAGGCTGTCTGCAGTAGCTTCATCGTAAGCACGTACATACTCTTTGCGAAGCATCATTCGTTCCGGTTCGCATTGTTCGGCTGCTTGAGCCGCCAATTGATGCGGCTCGCCATCATAATTTGCAACCTGCTTTGCATACGCTCTGTTACAGGCAATGTAACCGGACAAAGCAAACTCAGCCGATTGATCGAAGGCGTAAGCGTCTCTGGGCATGAGAGCGCTTGCCAAACCTAGGGTTAATGCAAAGCCGGAAATTACCTTCATGATCAGCAGGAATAACACTCCACACCTATTTTAGAAATACTGTTCCAATACCGGGACGGTTTTTAAGCCCCTTTTGGCGCATTTTCTCACAAAAAGACAAGGAAAACGAAAATGGATAAATCCGTGCCCGCTGGCGCGGCGCTTCTGCTCGACTTCATATATCGAACCGATGCGGGTAAAGCGCCTCCGGAAGCTTATCAGATCATATTCGGTAACCGACAAAATCGACTGTCGATACCGATCACGCAGATGACTCTTGGCGAGCTGGTTGATGCCCAAAAGAACTGGGGCAGCAGACAGTGGGTCAGGGCGCACTGGGGCTTTAACACCGCTTCGTCGGCGGCAGGTGCTGCGCAATTCATGCGCGCCACATTGCAAGACCTTTCCCGTGAGTTAGGCTTGCGCGGCACACAGATATTCGATGCCAATTTGCAAGACCGACTCGCCTATCATCTGTTGAAGAGGCGCGGATATGACGACTACGTGGCTGGCAGGATAACGCGTACCGAGTTTGGCAAGCGTCTCGCGCAGGAATGGGCTTCGTTGCCCGTGCTGGCAGCGACAAAGGGCGAGCACCGAGAATTGAAGCGAGGTCAGAGCTACTACGCTGGCGATGCCCTCAACAAGTCGCTTGTCTCTCCGGCGAAGGTCGAGGCCGTTTTGAACAAGGTCAAGACAGTTGGCGCCGTTCAGCCGGTCGTTGCCGTTCCCGAAGTCGTCACGGTCGAAAAGCCAGTTGTTGCAGATCCCGGAGAGCTTGGAACAAAACCATCCAAGAGCAAGACAGTCTGGACGTGGGCCGGTGCTGGCGTCATGTCGGCTATCAGTGGCGCGGGTTCGTTCCTTGGTGGCCTCGACTGGCGTGTGCAGCTTCTGTTCAGCGCGGCCATCATCGGTTTTGCCATTTACGGCATCAAGCGCCGTGCTGATCTGTTCAAGGCGGTGAAAGACCTTCAGGCGGAAATCGACTGATGGGTACGCTCTGGGGACTTATCCCGTCATGGGTAAAAACTGCGCTCGCTGCCTTCGTGGCGGCGTTTCTGCTTCTGGCAGGTGGATATCTCATCGGAAAGCGTGATGGCCGTCAGCAAGCCGTTTCCGAGCAATTGCGCGAAACCGTCAAAGCAGAAAAGGAAAGGGGCTGGGACGATGAAAAACTACGCGGGCTTACGGATTATGATTTTTGTGTTCTTGCCCTTCGTCGTCGCGGGCTGTCCTTCGACCAGTGCGACGAGCTGCGCGGGCTGGAGACAGAATAACCTTTCGCCGGCCGGTCTGGTCGCGCTGACCAAAGTGGATCGGCCAGCGGCGGAACGGGTCGAGGGTAATGACGAAAACGGAAAACGGCGGGGCTGCTGGAAGTGATGAGCGAGGACACAATGACGGGCGAACGCATCCAGAAAATTGCAGATAGCGTCATTCTCCGGGCAGTTGCCCGCGTGTCTATGGCGGTGGCGCTGCCATTGTTAAGCTTGGTTGTGTATTTTGGACTTAACTGGCTGGATGGTCGATTCGAGAAACAGGAAACGGCAAGTCAGAATGCCATTGCGTTTCAGGTTTCACGCATCGATCGGATCGAGAAAACCGCAGTTACTGCGATCGATCAATCTGCCAAGGTGAACGACCGATTGACGGTTGTGGAAACGAAGCAGGCGACTGCAGACGCGACTGCGGCTAAATTCCAGAATGACGCTTTGACGCGACTGGATCGGATGCAGGATAGTATTATCGGTCTATCGAATGCGGTCGCAGCGCTTACCGCTACCATGCAGGCGCGGGAAGATTATGAGCGCAGGCGATCGAATTCGCCGCCATAGTTGATTTGATTAAGCCCGCCCGTTTCGACGCGGCGGGTTTTTATATTTGATATTCTCGATGTCGCCCTGCACAATAGATGAGGGGGTAGGGTGATGTTGCAGGCTATTTACAGGCTAGTTGTCATTGAAAAGGCTGTTCGAGAGCCGTTCAGCGCGAAATGCCTTGTGCGACATCTTCCCGATATTCCGAAGGATCGGATTGCGCTTTATTTGACCAGGCATTCGGCAACATCGCCAACAAATCGAAATCCAGTTTTCATTCGCGTATTTCGCGGGCGATATCGCTTTAATGAAAGCAAATTGCCTGAGTTTCAAGTGGGGCAGGCGCATGAAAAAACATAATGTTTATAACACATGCATTTCTGTCCCACTTTTTCGCAAGCTGTTGAAAAGACCGGAAATCCGTAGAACCTCCGGGACTCGAATTTCTGCGCGGTGGCGGTCGTTCTCTCCGTCTCCTACGGGCTTACAATTACTATAAGCTAGCAGCGGTCAAGGACAGACCGACCACCCCGGCTAGCGCGGAATTGGCCTAGATTTGAAACTTTTTTTTATCTATCAACGAAGAATGCAAACGTTATGGGCGGGCTTGAAATGGATGTGAATGATCTTTCTTTTGTTAATCTAACCTCAAATATTCTGAAGCGTTATCAAAAACGAGCGCCGACTGAGTCTGCGCAGTTCCTCCGGTGGTTTTTGGAGAATATATTCCGGCAGGATAGTCAAGAGGCTGACGACGCATGCGTGGATAAGAAACAAGACAAAGGGATCGATGGTATTCTCGTCAATGATGTTGTAGAAACTATTTATATTTTCCAATCGAAGGTTAAGCAAAGCGAGAAAGCAACACTCGGCGATACTGATCTAAAAGAATTCTTTGGTACATTAACGCAATTTTCGCATCCAGATAGTATTCAGGTACTTCTTGATGGGGCAGCAAATGCCGAGTTAAAAAGCGCATTACAAAGAGATCGCGTCAAAGAAAAAGTCCAAGCCGGTTATCAAGTGGAAGGCGTTTTCTGTTGTAATGTCGCACTAAATAGCGACGGCAAGGATTATCTTAAAACCTGTCCCGAGCTGAAAGTTTATGACGCGGTCCGGATCTGCGAAGAGCATATTGATCTTGGCGCAAAAAGTGGTGTTTCTGACAAATTTCGTTTTGATGTTTCAGATACTGAGGTTGTTAAGTATCAAACGGCAGAAAACATTCGTGCGCGGATATTCTTAGCGAATGCTCTTCAATTGTTGCATATGAATGGCATTTCGGATGGAACGTTGTTTAGCCAGAACGTTCGGCTTTCATTGGGGAATACAAAAGTCAATAAAAGCCTGACGGATAGTATTAAGAATAAAGCGGAACATAAGAATTTCCCGCTCTATCATAATGGGATAACGGTTCTGTGTGGCAGTTTTAGTGATGAAAGTGATAACACGTTAGAAATTCAAGATTATGTAGTGGTCAACGGCGCTCAAAGCCTAACTTCTTTAATGAATGCTAAGTCGAGCATCACAAAAGATCTCCGCATATTGGTGAAGGTGGTCGAACTCAGTGGTAATGACGAATTGTCGGATAAGATTACTCAGTACAGCAATAATCAGAACGCGATCAAAGCGCGCGATATGAAGTCCAATAACCCGATACAAGAGCGATTAAAGAAAGAGATCGAAGCTCTCAGTTATAACGGGTATGCGTTCGAAGTTAAGCGCGGTGAATTAAATAAGGGCAAAACTCCTATATCGAACGAGGATGCAGGTTTGGCGTTGTTGGCGATGGACATAGGTGAGCCGTGGTCCTGTCACCAAAAATACAAGGTAATGGACGATTCTCACTCAAAAATATTTGGCCGTTCGGATGTAACGGGTGCAAAAATCGTTGCTTTCCACGAGATGATGTGCGCCATAGATCCAGTTTTGGATGAGTTCGAGGATAAGTATTTTGGCCACTATACCTTGACCAAGTATTTCTTAGCCTATGCCGTTTCGGAGATTATTAAGAGCGACCCTGAAGGTGTGAAGCTTTTCAGAAATTTCGACCGCTTATTTAAAAATGGAAACATTGATAAGTTTGTCACAATATTTGCCGAGCTTGCGTCGACAACGGTGAACGATCTAAATGCTGAAGTAGCGGACCAACTAGAAAATGAAGGTTTCGATCATAAAAGAGACCTTAAAAGTCAAAAGTGGTCAAAGGCAATGTGTGAGAAGCTGAAGGCGGCATACGCAAAAGACGTAAAGCGAAAACGAGCGACGCCGATACATGAACTGTTGTCGGGGCTCAATTAGTGATGCCGCAACTATCGAGACCCGCTCTTCATGGGCGGGTTTTGATTCTGGACTGCGGTTTTATATAGGCTTGAAGCCTTCTAAGTTGGCGCTTCTTCGGTAGCTTCCGGTTGTTCGGGCATGAGTTCGGTTATCCATTTCCAGTTCGCATATTTGTCGCCCGTCTGGCGAATATGTGTGTAGCGCTTCAATGAGGTCCATGAACGATGGCCGGAGACCATCGCCACATGCGGGATATTCCAGCCCATTTCGAACAGACGCGATATCCCTTCATGCCGGAGATCGTGGAAGTCCAGATCCTCGATATCGAGCAGCGGACAAGTGCGCATGAAGCGAGCGCTGACGGTTTTCGGCACATAAGGGAAAATAACGCCTTCTTTCTTCTGAGGCAGGGACTGCAAAACCGCAATGGCCTGCTCTGGCAGGTCGCACCAGACGTTATTCCCCATCTTTTCGCCTGGGTTTTTCATGTCTCGAATGAGGATGCGCTTATTCTCTGGCTCGAAATCCTCCCAACGCATGGCGCAGATCTCGCCCTGCCGCCGCGTTGAGAAAAGCGCGAACAATATCATCTTGCACATAGGCATGTGGTTTCGCCGTCGGATCTCCCGATCTTTGAAATGCTCCAACAGTTTGTTGAGTTCTTCAATGGTTGGCCGTCGATCCCGCTGATTGGACTTCGAAATCACACCGAGCCGCTTCATGACGATCTGGGCATCCTTCATGGCGTCCGGATCGAGGGGAAACCCCCATGCCGGGCGAGCCAGCGTGAAGATTGCCGCAAGATGAGACATCCAGTTGCCGACGGTCTGGGGCGTTCGTTCTTCTGCGAGCTGCTGTCCGAACTTGACGATATCCTGACTGCGAATTGAGGCGCATTCCTTATTGGCGATCGAGAACCGCTTGATCGCTTTAAGTGTTTGCGCCTTCGTTCGTCCGATCTCTTTCAAACTCTCAGCAACGTACTTATCTATTGCGTCGGATAGTTTCGATGATGGCCGCGCAGTTACCCCGATAAGGGATGGGTCTTTCTTTAATTCGCTCTCGCGTTTCTTGATCCATGCGGTTGCCATTGGCTTGCGGTCAAAGGTGCGCGATTCGCGATGAACAATTTTACCGTCCTTTTTCAGCAGGATTTGTGCTAGGTACGCGACTGATCCATTCGCCCTTGGGCGCTCAACGATTGTTCCCACCGGTACAACATCCTCCAC